CACACCACAATTTTCAAAACTATCTCGCAAAACCCTCTTGACAAGCTGTCACTAATCTGCTATACTACAGACAACGAAAGCGAAGTCAGCCAAAAAACACCAAGAACCAGAAAGGAGAAAGAGGATGGTACACGCGCAGGCTTACGTTTTGGACGCTCATGGGGAAGAGTTGGGAGCTATTTCGGTGTCGGGCCCCACGAATGTAGTACTCGACCTCGTGGAAAGTTTTCTTCGGAGATACAAAGAGTTACCCGCCTCCGCTGAATGGCAAACAGCTTATTCCCTCGAATACGAGGGAGTGGTCCTCAAACAGATTTCGCTCACACCGCTAGACCAAATCAACCGTGTGGTGATCTAAATCACCACGCACCCCACCACCGGCCTGGCCAACATCGGCCAGGCCGGTATTCTTTTTTGCTTGCTTGTCGTTCACACAGCAATAAAAAAGCCCCCTCTGGTATGTTTACCAGAGGGGGGCCGGTTTTGGTGCGGGTGTTATTTCACCCGCACCCAGCGTCCGTTCTGCGGCTCGTACCGCCACCATGCATCGCCTACGTATGCGTAGGCAGAGATAAACTCCCACCCATCGTAGGGGGTGCCCCGAAGGGGTGTACCCCCGTATATGTAGTCATCGCCAGCTTGTCAATACCTTTTCGAGCAATTTTTGAGCAATTTTCGAGCGCGCACTTGTCTGCTGCGCAAAAAATGCGCGAAAATCTCGCAAAAACCTCTTGACAAGCGCGCGGCAGTGTGCTATAGTGTAGTCAACGAAGTAAGAAATCAGTCAACAACACAGAAAGGAAACGACAATGTACAACACGATGAGCAAGGCTATCTGGCACGCACAGCGCGATCAGTGGGCAAAGGCAAAGGGGTTCGCGGTGATCCAGAATGATGACGGATATGACTACGTGTACGCCGGGACTCCGTTGATGGGCGATGAGCGGTTGCTAGCCAAGTATGTTTGGCTTAATAACAAGTGGCGGCGCTACGAGTGGCAAGACGGGGAATGGGTGCGCGTGAAGTAGCACCCAACCCCTTCCACCAGTACCCCCTAGCTAAATGCTAGGGGGTTTTTGTTTGGTTGTAATGCCGGCAATGCTACTACACGCCAGCAAACGCTACGCACATAAAGAAAGAAAACCCCCGCCGGTATAACGCCGGCGGGGTTGATGACCCTCCCGACATGACTATTCGTCAAACGTCATGTCGGGAAGTGGCTCTTCGTCAAACGTCATGTCGGGAAGTGGCTCTTTTAGAACCACGATGACGGAACCATAGTCCCGGTCATTCCATACCAGTATATTTCCCTGAAGGGAAGTGGGTAGTAGTATATCTTCCGAACGAAAGATGTATCCGTCCACTGCGCCGTCATTAATGACGTTAATCTCAGCCATATCGCCGTCGCTATCAACTTCGACGCAGATAACCGCGCCTGGTTGAAGCTTACCGAGTACGTGAGCGGTGACCCCACCCACGATGATCGTGCCCTTTTCCTTTTCCTCGTCCCACTCATCTGGGGTAAGGTTGATATTTTTTAACGTCAGGTCGAATGGCTCAATCATTGTTGTTTCCTTTCTCTAGTTTGGTTACTTCGTTGACTATACTATACCACACTGCCGCCAACTTGTCAATACCCTTTTTTCGAGCAATTTTCGAGCAAAGTGCATCGCGATACGACTGCTGCTGGCGTGACGTAGAGCACAGTTGGTGCGAAGTGCAGGCGGCGCGGGTCTGGTGCAGAGCAGGCGGGCAGGTCTGGTGCAGAGTAGGCGGGGGTAGGAAAAATGCAAGTGGCGGGACGAGGCGGGGGCTTGCGTGATGGTGGCGCTCTCTCACATCACATCACCCCTACCACACCACCTACCATCACATCACCCCTACCACATCACATCACCCACATCACCCCTACCACATCACCCCCACACCACACCATCTGTTGCGCTGCCAGCACGACGTTTGTTGCGTAACGTCTGTGTACTACCAGTCGCGCTACACCAGCAGCACGACACCAGCAGCACGACACTAGCAGCGCCACACCCGTCGCGCCACACCACCAGCGCTTCATGCACACACCGCGCTATAAAGGGGCGATGAGTGTTGCCCCCTAGAGAAAAAAGCGCGCGTGCAGGTGTGGGTGTGCGCGGTTGCGGTGTGGCGTAGAAGGGGGCAGGGAGTGGCGTGGTCATGTTGCACGTGCAGGGAGTGACATCACGTCGTGTCACGCAAGAAAGGGAGCGTGGAGTTACCACACGGGGAAGGTGAGCGAAAGAGGTGAAGGAAAAAGGGGGCCGGGCAAGGGTGAGAAAAGGAACGCAAGAAAAGGAAGCGATGGTGGTGGTGGAAAAAGAAGGATTACCGAAACGTCGTGAAGAAACGTATGGTGGATGAGAGAGAACAGAGTGAAAAAGGAAAGAACGATAGGTGTGATGGGAGAAGAAGTGAGGGGGGCGGGCCGGCAGTGATGATGGGAGGAAACGAGAGGAACCCATCACCACGCAAAAGTAGTCGATAACGATACCAGTGCGCAACCACAAACTCGGTGAAGCGGGGGAATAATCAAAAAGACAACATCATACCAATAGTATCGATATACCGCGAAAAAGACGAGAAATATGCCAAAAGAATACGGGGAAAATAGCGACCTGCCAAAAATGTCAGGGCTTTTTTTCCTGGAAATGTCGTTTATTGTAATTTTACCCACCCCCGGTTTGCACCCAACATTTGGTTGGGGATAGTACACACGGTGGTTGTTCAGATAGGAAGGATATACCGTTGGAGACGAATACCATCACCGATGGTTTTGGGTGTGGGGCGCTCACCAGGCCCGCGACGTGACCAGCTTGCACCTGATGACGTACCGTATGCTTGCCAGCCGGCCCGCTGATACACGAGCCCTTCGGTACCTGGCAGTGCGTAGGTAACGACATATCCAGTATACCCGTGCCGACGCAAGTACCGATGGCAGGCGCGAAGGAAGGTACTGGCACTGCGTGTAGCATGGGGGGAGATAACTAATCGGGTGAGTTCGAGTGATACGGGTAAGGTGCGCCAACGCGCGCGTGGTGTGACAAACACGGCAAGGAATACCGGCATCACTGCCTCGGCATCTTCGTACCCCCACAACGCAACTCGTAATCCTTTGAGGGCCCCGCCAGTACGCAGGGGGTGGTACGCATCAATGAACGTGCGGAGAGCAGCGGGTGATGACGCGGTGTGACGTACAAGATACATCGTTACAACCGACGGTGCTGTTTACGTACATTCCAATGCTGGATCAGCGTTCGTGCGGTAGCGACGGCTTCCGCTTCGGTGCCACTTGTAAGCGTAAGACTCAACGTCTTGGTGCGCGCGTCGTACCACCCGTGATCCATGGACACACGAGCACCAAGAAACTGCATACCGCGCTCATCAGGCTCAACGGTAGGAGAGAGACGCTGGTGTGCAAAGTCAATGAACCGCCAGGCTTCATGCGCGCTGATCGGGCGGCAGATGAGAAGAACCGTATACGGTGATTGTTCGGTGATACTCCAGTGCATGTGTACCATCATAATCGCCGCGCCTATGCTCTAAACGCGGCGACTGGTATTACTCGTCACTACTATCCATCAGCGGTGCCCCCAGAAAACTTGTGATGATGTGTGGGACAGACAGATCAAACCCACACACGTTTAACGTGTGGGTATCAGACGGTGCCGCGCTGTATGTGGTTGCCGTCATCGCGCACAAGATAACTTTTGTGCGCGGGCACTTCGGTCGAAAATGGTTTACAATGTACGCACCAACATCTTTCCCGTGGACACCGGCCCAGGTCTCGTTATCGGTGAAGATAACGACGGCATCGTATGCACGCTCGGCAGCGTACTGCAGTGGTAGCGATAAATCAGTACCACCACCGTACTTAAGAAACAACTCGCGCCCGCGCTGCATAAATGTTTGGTAATCCCCCCCACCATCCAGAAGACAAGGTGCCTCCGTATCAAACAAGATGACATCGCCTTGGGACGCGCCTTGGGGCGCAAGGGTATACGCCATCGCGAGCGCTAAATCAAACACCCTCGCGTTTCCGAGTAAGTAACGCCCCATCGAGCCGGATGCGTCAATGGCAACCAACACGCGGCCCGGAACGACATGGCGGTATCGTTCAAACGATGCCTGGGTGCAACTGTCTAACAACTCCACCAAGGCATCCCACGGTTCCCAGCTCGAACGGGTACCCCGACCACTCTTGTACACCTCCGTAGCGTACAACCAGCGGATGGGGTGGATACGATCCGCATGGTTCTGGAACATAGTGCGGATGATCGTTAACGTTTCGGTATCGCGAACACCGGCCCGCGTGAGGGTAGGCAGCGCGCGGAGAAGAGCCAAAATCGGCATATTAGGGACAAGCGCCTGCCAGACCACACGCGATGCGTACCACGTGTTGGGAACGAACTCGTGAGAGACGGGGTACGCACGAAGGACGTCCACAACCTCTTGTTCAGTCTTAGCACCTTTTAACCGCGCAGCAGCTACCCACAGACCAACAACATCGTTGGCCACGTGCGCACGGCGAAGGTCATCAATACTCGGCGGGGCAATAACCCACCGGTAGATCATACTTACTGTTTCATCTACCGGACGGGGGTGAGCTACGCGCAGCACATCGCGCATTGACCATCCCTGCCGTTGCGCATACTTCAACACGGTATACGCGAGGTCGACTGGTTTCTTTGTATTCAACCACGTCGTCACTGCCCGGCGCTTGAACCGCCCCCAACTGCCAAGCACTTCGAGCATGGCCACGTACTGGAGTAACTCACCACCATGCCGAATAACGAGAGGTATCGCCTCCAGTACGAAGGCGCGATCGTCATCGGTCTTGGCGTAATGTGTTGCTATGGCCAACGCATGGACAGCGTGGATGTTGCGCGGGGCCAAACGACGCTGCGAAACATCAACAGCTTCCACAACAACTTCTTGTACATTATTTTTGATGAACGGTAATAAACGCAACAGCGCGTCGTGTGATAGTTCCTTTGCTGTTGCGTAATAGGTGTTTTGATCGGTTCCCAATAACAAAAACCGTCGCAACAGTTCAGCGTCGGTAATCGTATACCCGACGCCCCCGGCCCGGTTGAAAACTTTTCCTTTTAGATTGTTTTTCAATACCGCAAAAAACTCGCTCATTGCTATCCCTCCTTTCTTTTTGTACCAACTCTTTTCCAAATATAACACTGCTGCGCATAATTTCAAATCTTGCGCAGCAGTGTACAAAAAGAAAAAAGAAAAGACGGTGGTCAAGAAGACTTATGTCGGTCGCTCAAACCTAACCAACATAATTCGTACCACCGTCTGGCTAAACTATAACACACACATTGTACTTTGTCAAATCAGCACCGTACACTATACAGCAGCGCATTTTCGGGGAATACCTTGACAACAGCAGAACGTGGTGAAAAGTTACGCGCGTTTGCGTAGCAGCAGGTTTTCGTCAAGCGGGACAAACAGATCAGCAGCGTCAGGGACAACACCGAGCACGGACGCTACTTTTTGCTGCGTTCGTTCAACGGTATCGGTTTGGTGTTCAGGTGTTGGTGGTGTGTTGTTGGGTGTAACAGGTGGCGCAACAGGTGGCGCAACAGGTGGTGCAACAGACGGTGCAGTCTGCGCCGGTACGTCTAATACAGATGCGAGTTCGTATACCACCAAACTGACGTACACTATCATACCAAGGAGAAGTACCGCTCCCACAGCCACGATTGTTGCCAGACCTGGCACTGAGAGTGCAGCAACAATAAGACTGCCACACACCACAGTCGTGTTCAAGAGTGCTGGCGTAGTAGCTTCTATAGCGGCACGAACAGCAGCACGATGTGCAAAAAGCCACGTCAACCACGGTTGTTTCGTCATCACACCCACCGAATAAGTTGGTTCGCTAGTTGAATAATCCGCTGTCCATACGTTGTACCCGGCACAGCCCACTTACCATTCAAATCTATCCACCGCGGGGCACTGCCGTGCAGTTGAGCCGGCAGTTGTCGGTAGAACAACGCTTCATCCACTAATGCCTGTTGTTCAGCAGTGCGTTCTTCTGGTTTGACGGCATACGCAACGAGTCGCCCTAAATGAGCACGCACACCCACCTCATACGACGGAAACGACACACCATACACCCACTTATTGCGTTGCGGGTCGTATTGCCACATAGGGTCGTCTTTTGGCGCAACACTTGATGCGCCGGTAACACCAATGCCTGCAAGATTGTGTCGCGGTGGTTGTGACCAAAACGACGTAAGCGCGCCGGTTTCGTGCAACATCTGTGCCATCGCTACAAAGTAATCAATTCCAACGCGCTCGCCAACCGTCGCGTAATGGTCGGCAATCTCACGCACCGTGCTCGCAACTAATGCGCGGTATGGACGTGACATGACGGCGCGTACTACTGAAGCTGTCGCGCGCTCACGTGACACCAGCGGCGCGCGCATGATAGGTGCTGTTTCGTCATACGTCACATCAACAGGCGGTGAAACGTTGTGTTGTGTAGGCTGAAGAGTATCTACCCACAGTTGGAGCGGTGACGGTATATCGGTAAGAGCGGCCCGCCACTCTGCCCAATAGTTGCCCGGACACGATGTGGCACCTAAGTCGCGATGCCCCACAACCGTTGCATTAGGAAACAGTGTTTTGGCAAAGGCAACGGCAATTTTTGCTGCGGTGATCCAACTTTCATCAGGAGTTCGTGTTAAAAAATCGTCTGCTAAGCAGATATGGAAAGCATGATGATTGTGGTTTAGAACACCAGCTCCCGTAACCCATGGATCATTTACAAGCACAACATGTTTTGTGCCATCAGCCTCGGCTTGGATGATGATGTGATACCCAGCGGCGTTGTAAGTAGGCCAACGGGTGCGGTGGTAACTGTAAATAGCGTTTGCCGCCGTTCCCGGTTTGTACGTAGCGCCGGCGTGGTGGATGACAATGTATTCTGTTGTCGTTCGGCGGGGATTGCGCGCCGTCCAATACCCCGTAGCATACGTGATCATGGTTCGGTCTCCGCGTCTAGTTGATCAGTTTTTCGACGTTTATGGAGTAACGCGCGAAGTTTATCATTTTCTTCGCGTAATACAACAACTGTTTTTTGTAATGTTTCGCATTCCTCAAGTAATTGACTATACCGTGCTTGCAATCCTGCATGTTCAGTTATAAGCGTATTATACTTTTCGCGATATTCGTTAATTTCGTCATGAAGCATCTTTTTCGTTTCCGTCAATTCCCGGTACACGGTGATAAGTTTTGCCTCATATTCACTTACTAACTTGATCCGTTCGTCGGCCCACGCTTTGCGTTCATCGTTTATTTCGCGAGCTAACGCATCGTATTGTTGTTCGAGATGACGAACGCGCTCGCGTAATTGCTGGATATTCTGCGCGGCGCTATCAAGGACGATCCGCCACTCTTCAGTCTTGGTCTGTATGAGGGTTTTTTGCTGCTCTGACCGGTATGAGAAGTACGCCGCTATGATCGCGCCCACCGCAGACAAAGCAGCAGTAATAACAGTAAACAAAAGTTCGTAGTTCATAACGAGGATGGTTCTGCTGGTGTCATGTTTTCTTGTAACGTATCTACCGTTGTTGTTTCTTCTTGGCGGCGGCGCACACGCTCGGTACGGTAATCAACTCCATACAAACCGGCGATCGTGGCCCGCGAGATAACGCCTAGTTGCAGCATGGTCTCAGCGTATTGCAGTAATTGATTAGTGTCGGCAATACGCACTGGTAGAAAGACTGGTTTCGGTACGCGCGTTAGTCCGTTAGCTTCTGCTACATCTTGGTACACATAGTGTACCCATTGGATAATATCTTGTTGAATATGCCGAATAAAAGAAAGAAATCCTAATGATGCTATCTGGTTGTCGGCGGCGTTGCTCCGTTCGGTTTCGCCAACTAACAAAATGCGCGGAAATCCTAGTCCAACCGTAATATCACGATCCACAATGGCATACTTATCTGGATCGAGTAATGCGTTGTAATCAGGCAATACCCAGCGAATATCAACAGTGTGATTCGTCACAATGTTAAATACCGCGTATTCATTGCTTGTTTTTTCCAGTTCTTGACGTACCGCTTCTAAATCATCATCATTTGCCGGGTAATTATCCGTACCTACACGTACATGACGGAATGCCTCAATCATGCGCGATGAGATAGCCGTATCCAACCGCTGCAACGTATACTTTCGGGTAAGCGCACCAAGTACCGGTTGCAAATAAGGTTGTGGGTACGTCGCTTGGGGAAGCAAATTACGGTAAATAATGTACCCATCGTACCGGATAGATGTTTCACCACGTTGGATAGCAGCTACATAGTCGGGGAACCGCGTAACAAGCTCTTGGTACCGTTTTTGGTCTTTACGTCCGTTCGGAAACGTCCCTTTGCTTTTTACAAAATCAATATCCTCTTGCGGAATAATCAAATACGCTTCCGGTTGTGCCCCGAATACCGGCGGATGGAACTCAAACTGAAGCGGGTCGCGGAGCCAAAATGACGACGGTACCATGTACCGTGTGCGAGTACGAACGCCCGGCAACCGCGTCCCCATCACACGTTTCAACTCATACTGCGGAATGGCCATGCCGTCAACGAGATACCCGATAATAACGCTGTTCAACACCTCGTTTATTTTGCCAGCAATAGCGTCGTACAACGCATAGGTGTCGTCATCAGGTTGTTCACCGCCGAACAACGGTACATCACTGTTTACTAATCCAGACGATGCAAGGTCAGCGATGCGTTGTACAACCGATGCGATATGAGGGTCATTTTGGTAATACCAGCGGCACGCACGCACAATCTCAGCGTAGGAGCGTGGCGTTTCTGAATATGCGTTCGGTGCAAAACCAGCGATAACGTGTGGTATTTGAACAGGGCCGGCAGAAAAGGCCCGTCGTGTATACCCGCTTTTAATCATACCCCACCCCGACTATTTCGATAAACACCGATTGGTTTGGGCAATGTTTTGCGAAACAGCTTGACGTTCGTCATTCGTTCTACCATTGCCCAACAAATAAATGCAGCAAAAATATGATCGTTATTCGATGCACCGGTTCCGGTTTCGCTCAAAATATAGTAACTATCTGCACCACTCGCTGTTGTTCGTTTGGTGATGCGCTCTAATTCGCTTACTGCTTCAAAATCAAGTTCTGAAAACACTAGTCTGTGATCCTGAATAGCGCGCACAAGATGAAGTGCCCCGATTGTTTTTGTTGGCGCATTTGTTTCCACATCTTGCGCCACACGCTCGTTGAACACGACCGGCACGATAATATCGCGATATTTGTGTGGCTTATACGCATCGTTGTACAACAACGTATGCACAATTTGTAAGCCACCGCCACCAGAGCCGGCGTCTATACCAACACGTTGCGGATGAAAGTGTTGGAGTAATTCGTGAATAATACGCTGCTGTAAATCAAAATCTACTCGATGAAGAACGACACGATACACGTGACGCCACGTTGTGTTGTGTTTTGCTGTTACGACAATAACTGTCGGGTCAACATATCCAGTATCTATACCAAAAAGGACTTCTGGTGTTGTTAGTTGCGGGGGCTCGATGATAGAACTCCAATGTATTCCGTTCTTTATATGTTCATTGGTGTACCGATCTACACGAAAAGCGAACGGATCGGTACGAAACTGATCGCGTTGGATAATGCTAAACGACGGGCGCCCGTGTTCACCGAGTACGAGCTGACGGTAATCATCACTATCCTCACCACCGTACCGACGTAAATTGTCCATATCCATGACCCGCGTGTAATACGGGTTGTTGTGCGCCGGTACGCGATACTGCATATATCCAGCGTGGGGCTGTGTTGCGTAAAACAACAAACTAGTACGCAACCCGTTAGGAACGCCGGCCACGAGAATGGATGCATTTGGTTCCCAATCATTCCAGCAGTGACTTGCTTGTGTCCAGGCGTCTAGCCTGAACAACTGTGCTTCATCAACAATAATGATTGGGACATGCAACCCGACAAGATTGGCGTTGTCTTTACCGGCAATACGTGCTCGCACCAACACACGTGTACCGTCTGGCCAGCGGTAGTCGAGAATACCAGCTTGTCGGTTCACTCTGTTTTCTAAAAATGGTGCAAGCAATGGTGACGACGTGGAACGAACAATTAACCGATCCAACAACGGTGCTAATTGCGCCTCATTTGCGGTCAAAATGAGAAGTTCTTTGGTTTGCGGCAACTCTGTGTGGTGATTAAAAACGGTGTACAGTATTTTATCTTCTAACACAACAGAATTGTGACTAATAAACCAGTCGGCAATGTACGTGCGATGTTTAGGAACGTCAATCGCAAATACATGGAAACGTCGTGTGCTTTCACGCAATTCCACAATTTCGTCAAACACGACATGTTCATTCCACATGTCGTCTGGCGCAGACGGCACCTCGATATGTTTTACCAAAACACCAACAAGCGGTACGGTTTGATAAAACCTGGCGACGGCCACCGGATGTTCAATGATGACCGTTGCATAGCCTTCTGCCTCGTGATGCGGCGTGATGCGACACCACACACCAAGACGTGCAAGCAACGCACGCAAAAGCTGTGCGTTGTGAATACCAGGGATAGTAAGCGAAACACTATCACGTCGTAACGTGGCCCACTGCGCGTACAAGCCGCTAAGGTACGCAATCACGTGTTCTCGCCTCTCGCGTATAAGCGTGCCGGGGATACTGTACGTGTAATGAGGTCGGCGGTACGACGGAAATGGAATAGTTAACGGGGCCTGTTCAACGTTGTACGATAACGCGCTGTAGAGCGTATGCGTTGGCGGCTTGGCGTGTTGCGGATACCAGAGCAACACGGTAAACGTGTCACCTTCTCGAAATGGTGTTAACCCAAACCGGTACGCTAGTTGACTGACGTCTTGCAGTACGTGCTCGTTCGCGCACACCAAAAACATTTTTCGCTTTTTGTATTCGGCTAATGCCGTATATCCTAAAAAGCGCCACGCATCTGCTTCAGCTAATTCACCACGACACCAATCGTCAGGTTGTGCTACAAGGATGGCAATACGTTGCCCGACGGTCAGCAACTCTGTGGTGACATAACCGTCTGGTGTGAGGAACGGGTGATCATACGTTGCCTGCGTGCGATAACCATTCCTGGTAATAATCTCGCGTACCGGACGTTGGCCGTCGTAGGTGATAATGGCTGGCGAGCGCGCTAATGCACCTTCCTCAGTCATCGTGTACAACTCTACTAGTATTTTCCGCGCAGCAGCGGTACTGTACACATTCGCGTTTTTCGCTAACGTGGTTGCTTTATAGCGCTGAACAATATCGCCAATAGTTAGCCATCCCTCTGTGGTGAGAATACTTACCGTCTCGGGTTGGCATTTTCCGATTGCACGCCCACCACGTAATACCACGCGGGGATTAGCTCGCATCGAGAGAATGTCTTTCTGATACCAACGATACGAGAACGGTTGCGCCGGCCAAAGCTGCTTGCGTATTTGGCCATCGCGCGTACTGCGCATAAACTCGCCAAACCAGATGGGATCACTCAGAATCTCGATCAGCGCTTTGTCGCCATCATTCAGTTTTGGTTTCAGCGGCATAGTTGTCGTCTATGGTCAGAATGGGTGGGGCATCCCCGCCACTACCATCAGGAGTACGTACTACCACCGGGTGCCGGTATCGCCACTCTCTGTCGCTAGGTGGTAAATCGTCAAGCTCACCTTTGGCACTGCGGTGTAAACGGACTGCCTGTCCGCATGATGCACACGTTGTCTCAATAAGAAACGACGTATGGTCGTGTACCGGTGCGTATCGGAATACCAATACATTGCAGCGCGGGCAGTACAATCGCTGAATACGCTCGTCAAGAAACTGTTTCGCGTGTTCTTGAAGCGCAGCAATATAATGCGTGACCGACATATCGCTGTCGCCTACTCGCGACTTGCGATCAATTCGCAACTGGCGCTCAATATCTTGGCAACTGCGAATAAGTATGGCGATAGCTTGTGTACGTTTTTGTACCTCAATGGGATCAACAACGTCGCGCAACTCACGCTGCCAACGTTGTATAAGTAATTGGTTAGCAATGAGTTGTTCGAGCGCCAATTTGTCGTTCGCCTTGTTTAGCCCGGTTAAATCATATTCCTGTTCGTATTCTTTATAAATCCGCTGAAACTCTGGATCATCCACCATAGTATCCTCGTGCAAAACACATACTCACGTCTTTCCTAACCGTACCATAACGACCGGTAATGTGAGCAAAAACGTGAGTAATCTGTTACCGAACGGGGCAAGCACCACTTTCGCAGTCGTGTAAGTGCATATCATCAAACGAAACATGCGCTACGTCAGCATGTTGTTGCGAAAGCGACGCAACAAGATGATGGTATGTTTGTTTGTCTATCTCCTCATACGGTGCCTGAACAAATCCATGATCTACGTGACGTAAGAACGATACAGCTTTTAGTGACGTAGAGTAATTTTTCGATAACCACGCAGTAATCTCTGGTAACTCGGTGTCACGGTAGTAGACAGTGACACTCACTGAATTATCTGCCCACAACCGCTGCACATCGCGCACCAGCTCCAATTGTTCGACAGCACGCAATTGGGCCGCGGTTGGTGTTGATGCGGGGACACGGCACGGAAATGACACAACAACCGTTGTTGGGTCATCGGTACCATCAAATTGCTTACGATACTCTATCGGATAACCCCGCGCGCGACAGTGCGCAACGAGCGGTGACGACGCACTGATAGACACACGCCGGATATAGTAATGCGCGAATGCCGGATGAATCCCTGGTGTTACACCGGCCAACAACGATAACGTACCTGACGGCTTGACCGTCGTCATACGGATACTCTCAGGCCAGCCCCGCGCCTTGCTGTAACTAGCGTCCAACGCACGTATATACCGATACGTTGGGTCAAGCCACACCCATTTTTCGCGTGCTTGTAGTAAACCGGTAACACTTAGCCCGATACGAGCATTTTGATGCACAATTTTGTTACTTTGCGGGTGGATATACGGTAATTGTGTGACAGCTTTCTGTATCTTGTACGCCAAATATGCACAATCGCGAAACTCACGCTCACTGCGAATATTCGGTAATACTAGTTCGGCAAGATTACAAAACTCGTAACTTTCAAGTGGCACCTCACCACACGGGTTTATTCCTTCAGCGGTATCGCGCAGTGGCTCACCTAATCGCCCCACCGAACGGATCAATTCCATATTTACCAAGCCATACGGCTCACCGTTTCCGTGATACCCCGCCCAAAACACTGGGTGTAGCTCTTCGAGTGATGACGCTACTACCGAGTTGTTGCTCATCGCCCGCCAGTTGGGAATAGCCCCCAAGTCCCAGCGTTTGGCGGTCAGAAACGCAACATCAGTTGGATCACCTAGAGCAATTTCAGCGGAACGACGTACATTCCCGGCCACGACAATCTCACCGAGCGCGTTGGCAATATCCAACACGTCTACCGACGTAAGCTTTTGCCCCGCGCGTCGGTCTAAGATAGCACATACGTTTGTAATACCGCGTATTAGCGGTTCGGGGCCGCTGGCCACACCCCCAAACCCAAGAATTGGTTCTCCATGCGGACGTATGAGGATGGTTGAGTAGGTAAATCCATGGCCGGTAACAAAGTATGCCGTAAGGACGCGACGCAGCAGCTCTGTCCAACCCTCCCGACTGTCGGGCACGATGAAATCGGCATCGGTGGTTTCTTGATGCGTAATGATGACGTTTGGTTTGACCGGCGGTAATTCGTAAATATGTTTGGCCTGCACGCTAAACCCAACACCACACCCAAGCATTAAGTTGTCAAAAAGGTAACAAAAATCTTCCGGCGCGCGAATAGAGACGTATGCGCAGTTCAACAGAGAATTAGCGCCGTTGCGTTGTACAAACGATGTGCCAAGTTGCCACAGCATTCGTCCGGCTGGCAGAACACGAAAATGAAACATGTGATCAAACAACCGGCGCACTTCTGTTTTTGTGAACCCAGCACCAATAGCTTGCGCTCCAGCAATAACCCGTCGTATTGTTTCGGGCCACGTCTCTAGCGTGTGGTGTGTGTATTGAGCCGGTGGTAAATATTCAGCGCGCCGCAAGAGGGCGCGCACACGCTCGTTCCATGTAGCACCACCAACGTGCTCTGTTTGATGCCGCGCGTAAGTGCGCAAGTAGACTAATTCACCTAGACCAGCAAACCCCCACGGGGGAGTTCGAGAGCGGTACTCTTCTACACATTGGTGGAGCACGTTATCCAGCGATTCAAAAGAAAGCGCAAACGACGGTATCGTGCTTTCGCCGATATACATAGCACACCTTTAATACGAGCGGCCCTGCTTTTGAAAAGCAGGGCCGCAAGGTTAACGAGTTAGCGCGGTTTGTGTGAAGAAGACGCGAATAATAATATTCCCAATAGTTGCGATAAGCAGGATTTCATCCCGATACTCGGTAAACCGTGGTACATTCGCCAATTCCGTGGTCACCAACACGACAACCAACGTGATGTTGAACCAAATGGTTTTGCTGAGGTACCACGGTTTAACAAGCGGTTGCGCCGGTGGTTGCGGTTCGATGCCGGGTTGACGCTGCTCAGGCATCATAGACCACTCACTACGGGACAATACGGTACACCCCGATCGCCGTTGGGTTGTCAATCAACAACCCGTACTGCTGCCAGGCGTGGATAACGTAATCCGCCGGCTGTTTGGTGTAGTCCGTGTAATCCTGGAATTGTACCGTATCCATTAACCCAATAGTGCCGGCCCGATCACCGATCACCAACACAACATCGTCTGGCAACACCTTAGCCGATGCGTTGGGAAGCGCATCGCGGAACTGCTGCCGCAACTGCACCACCGCAGCACCGCGGTAGGTGCTCACCGTGTTGGTGTCCATAAACTCCTGAAGCTGGCGCAACGGCAGGGCCGTCTCTGCCGAACCCGCCAACGGCACCACCTGGTACCCGGCAAACTGGTACAGCGGACGCAGCGCCTTATATGTACCAACAATTGCGCGCACCGAGCCAGCGTAATCAATAACGTTATCAAACAACGTGTCAAGCGCCGGCTTGTTCAGCGTTGTTGCCGTGATATAGTGCGAAGCCGTGGCGATGGTGCTCCACGTTGTGGTAAGCAAGGTGAAAATACGGGCCGCGATGCCGTTCATCAGGTCGGCTTGCAAATCGGCACGCAAGCGGGCTAGCGATTCAATATCGCCGTTGACCAGCTCCAACATGTTAGCTCGCGCACCGGCGATCAACGCATCCCACATAAAGCCGACTTTTTGCTCCTGGTACACACGATCTACCAGGTGATTAGTACCCGGCACCATCGTGCGCACAGGGTACGTCCCGCGACGGATGGTAACTTTCGCATCATCGCCAGGACGGAACTGGCGAGTGTCCATGAACAACCCAAATACATCAAGCGTCAGGCGGTTCGGCTCGAGCGAACGCACAATCGTTTCGGCCAACGCACTGCGCCCGCCGCCATGCCCAACACTACGTGCTAGTTCGCGAAGCGCGTCTGTCGCTAACTGCATTGTCACACCTCCGATTATTCCGTCACCAGACGGATCGTCAACCGCTGATGCACGACATCCGTAGCCACCACGCGGGCCACAATGTTTGTGCCGGCAGTACGAGTAAACACATTCGATGCGTTGACGTACAGCGGTTCGTCAATCTGATACGCACCGGCATCACCGTCAAATGCCGCCGAACCAATCGTGACAATACCGCGCTGTACCCACTGACAGCGCGCATTGGCAGGAATGGTTGCGTTCTCGATCATAGTCGGCGCGACATCGTACCGCGTAATCGTCTGCACCGGTGTGCTCCACGAACCGGTATACGGCGAAAGCGCGGCATACGGGCCGGCAGTGAGCTGGCGTCCATCAAACGGGGCCGGAAACGGCACGGGTGCAGCCAACACGACACCGACACGAGTATCGGTAGGTGTGGCCGCTTCGATAAGCGGCAAACCGGTGGCAGCATGAACACCACCAAACTTTACGGGCCGGCCAACCACAAGGTTCGTTTCAGCAACAGCCCCAAGAACAACAGCATCAACCGTTTGTGCTAACGTCGCCATATTCCCCCCTACCGATTGCGTAACACGTCAACCAAAATGGTAACAGGATCATGATCGGATAGCGCCGAACGCGGATAACCACGTGACAAGCTTTCGCCCCGGCGCTGCACGTCTGTTAATTCAATGCTTGCAGCAGCGCGTTCTGGTTCAGAAACAACACGTGCGTCTCCGCGGTAATGTTCAACTACTGCGTGCAGAGCAGCGCGGTACGCTTCAAACTGCTCATCGGTCAATGTGCGCAACAACGGTGCTTGTTGTTCTAGGAGCGGTTCAGGCAAAACTGCCGCCAACGCCCGCGCACGACTGATCAACCGCAGTTCAGCTTCAGCGTGCTCGGCTCGCGCGCGATACTGTTCAAGTTCGGCTCGCAACGTATCAAGTTCTCGCTGTAATTCATCCATACGCTTTTCCTCTCCTACCGGTTGGGTTTCTGCTACACGCAAGACACGAGTGCGTGTTTTGCCATATGCCGGTTGCTCAACAATCGCCACACCAACGACAGTAACGTCGTACAACCATTCAACACCATCACGCACTTCTGACCGCTCGTACACCAATTCCCACGAGACGGCTAATGTGCCGGTTTGTTCAAACTCAGTTTTGAGTTGTTGAACAATTTCTGGATATTCACTTTCCCACAGAACCGCACGCGCGTACAAACACGGCTGGTTTGTTATCGGGTCAACTCCAGACCATACTTGCTCGATTACCCCAATCGGAAATGCGCCTGCGTGCCCCTCACGGATCGGTTCATACTTGATCGGCATTCCCTTGGCTGACGCAATAATCCGCTCTGCTTCTTCAGGCGCAATCGCTTGCGCGTTGGCGTTTGGTAAAAAGTCAGTCAAAATAAAATCCATCGCGCGTGCATACGGGTTGGTCTCGGTAGCGATGGTTCGTTTTGGCGCAACAAAAACTGTCTGCATACACCCTCCGCCGTATATTCGTAGTATGAAAGATATGAGAAATGTAAAAGAAAATAGAAAGATAACACAATTGACTTTTAGTACAACTCACGTATCATACGTTTGTACAACGTTGAGAAGGAGAAACCTAGCGATGAACCAACCAAGTAAACTTGTTTTCGTGCGTAAACCAGAAATAAGCGCGCGAAAAGAACAACCAAAGACGTTCTCATACACAAAAACACTTTTTGTGCGTGATATAACTGATCTTCGTCTTGATGATATGCGAAACGACGACGATCAATACACGCTCTCGTTGCGAGTACGGTCGCCGTTTGTTTTTTCTGATTTTGATATTGATACAAAAGAAATCACAAAGCTTATTTATTGGTTAAAAGCAATATACCGCCGCCAACGAGATCACACGTTTTTGTATATATCTTCGACCGGTAAACCTGTGATTATGGCAACTATGGATAGAGTGGACATCTACCATTACCACAACGACAAGTGGTATGAGTGGGTTTCGTTTCTTTACCCAACCATTCGATTTCACAATTTTGCTGGTGTTGATGAGTTAGAAATAAGTAGTTTGTTTATTTACACAACACCAAACTTTTGGAGTACATACACCGGACGCCCCCTTCATCAAACAACAACATTCCCCAACCCGTATAACCCATTGTTTGAACGCATCACAGCAGAGCAAGCTAAAACAACACCGCATGATGTTGTCATTACTCGTATTATTGAAGAGGAGTATTGGTATGAGTGAATTGCGTTGGCAGCGATTGCGTCCGACAGGTGGTATTGTTGCACCACGAACAGGTGATGCAGGGTATGACCTTCTTGCCGCGGAGACCGCGCTCTTACCGGCAGGGAAAAGCGTTAGTATCCCTACCGGAGTGGCGTTGCAACTTCCCGATGGGTACATGGCCCGTGTATCATCACGAAGTGGGTTTGCCTTTGGTCGCGGTGCAGCACCCCCGCAACAACAATTAATCCCGTTGGAACGTGCTTATAACATCTTGGCATTTCACGGTACGATTGATGCAAGCTACCGTGGTGAAATTAAAGTATTGTTGTTTAATTTCTCACAACACGACGTAATTATTCCGGTTAACACGCGAATAGCACAACTCGTCCTTATCAAAGTAGAAACATTCCCACTCATTGAAGTAACCGAACTTGATAGTAGCGAACGTGGTACACGTGGGTTTGGGAGTACCGGTACGGTATGATTGTTATTGAAGTAAAAAATCAACAAAAAGAGGAAATACAAAAAGTTGTCAAGTTTGCACGGCGCGACATCTTTACTACAGCGTTGTTTATGAAAGCAACAGCGCAGCGTGCGTACTTTGTGTACGTGTTGTCAACACGTGAGGGGCCATTCTGTGCAGTCGTACTCGCCACAGATTATGTGCATACCTACGAGCCGATGCCGTGGCTCCAGCTACCAACGTCTCTTCTTGAAGACCAGCGTAGTTTCTCACTTGTAGTGTACAACACACGTTCTGCTGTTGCTGAGTACCGGGGATGGCGGCGCACCGTACACCGTGTACCGCAACGGGTTGCCGCAGTTTCTCAAGCACAAGAAACCCTCTTAGACACCATGTTTGCTCCCCCAACGATGCGCGTTATGAACGAGCGATGGGTAGCAACCTACATACGATACACCCCCGTAAGCGACAGTGCTATTCTCTCGCCGGCGGGTATGACTGTGCTTACCGAAACACTTATGATCACCCGCCGTATGCCGCTGCCCGTACCTGCTGGCTATATTGAGCGCCACCTTTTTTTCATAGCACAACCGGCCAGCACAATTACTGTGGCGCATACACCATCCGTTACATGGGCTTGGGCTTCAGAACACGTTGGGATTGGCACATTCGCAACAGAAAAACGTACTTGCACTGCACACAAAGTACATACCGCACTCAAAGCGATTGAAGCCACACGCCAACCCGGATATGACTTGGCCATCTCGTTACCCGCGCTTGTTCTGCTTTCCGAAACTACTCGCGGTGTGACCGGTGATGTGATCACACTTGTTTGGCATAACGATCAAATCCTGATGAAAAACACTGAACACCGTACTATCGCATCCTTTGCGGTAGGGCGAACAACCAACACTCCACACACGCTTTGTGTGCATCGTTCGTTTCTTGACGCGATAAGCACATTAAGTACTGACGTGTGGAATGTTTTGCATTGGCCAGCTCAACCAAAAATACCGATTGAGTTAGAGAGTGCCGGGCTACGGATTATTACACCAACATTGTAGAAGGAGGGTATATGGTCTCGTTTACTATTCCAGCAACGGTAGCGCGCTTCATCGGGCAGACGAGCGAGCGCTCCCGTCTTAAGGACAACGGCATTGTTGTCCACCCCGCGTACATCCACAACACAAAGGTTGCCGTGTTGTTCACCGAGCACCCGAATGAAAACGAAACAGGATACCGGCTCAGAGTGTTTGATAACTACCTATACTACGCGCTCGAACAAGCCAACCAAGAATGCACTATTTCCATTAACGAGGAAACAAAGGACGCGCTCGTTATTGTGGACGGTGTTGCGCACAAGATTTTCGTAGAAGGAGAGGTATACACATCCATCCGCGGTGTGACAGCGCTGTATACCTTCCGGAACTGCTCTGCAGCAATAGACGAGGTCTCAACATTAGGCGGCAAGTTTGACACATACACCTTCTTGCATGACGACGGACAGTGGTGGTGTGTTAGTACAGACAATGGATACCGATTGGTGGCGCGGTGTGTTGACGGGCACTTAGTACAAAACGATGGTGCAGTGCGTCCCGTTGCCGTGAACAAGAAACTCACACGACACATTTTGCGTACATTCCGTATTACGGATGTCGTTGCCGATGATAACGACAATATATTCTTTTACACCGATGAGCAGTATATTATTCACCCACTTGTTACAGGGAAAGAACGACTTCCCGGTACCGTTCTCTCCCTGTTGCGCGAGAAAATACAACAAACACCAACCATGACGTGTACGGTACACGGTGCGGTTCTGGCGAAAGCCCTCGCTACGGTGTCCAAGGGCAAGGCGGACACACCGGATGCGTTAACTGCGCTATTGTACAAAAACCAAGAGTTGCAACTATACGACACCAACACACAGACAATTGTGACTACCATACCGGTGGAGGTCTCCGAGAACGTACCAGCGTTTGGGCTTGTGTTCAATAGCGCGTATCTTGCCGGTCTGAAGAAATACATCAAACGTGACCGCACCTACCACATTGAATTGCCCAAGCCCGAACAACAAGGGTATCTCAATGGAATAATGGTTATCACGCAGCCATGCGAGCTAGTAGCTATCGCGTCGTTCAACGTGAGAACAGATCAACTACACTTGCCACCGTTGGAGACGAGCGAGTGATGCACAAAGCGCTTCTAAGTTCCAAGTCCGCAGAGTATTACACGCCAGAGTGGGTTCTTACATCGGCCCGTACCATCATCACCCATTGGGGGTACGCCAATTTTGATCTTGATCCTGCATCATGCGCGCTAGCCCAACAAACCGTGCAAGCTGAGCGCTGGTGCGGTCTGGATCACCCCGATCCTGCGTGTCGCGACGGATTGACTATTCCGTGGCATGGGCTGGTGTGGCTTAATCCACCGTATGGGAGAGAAATACAACAGTGGATACGAAAGCTTATAAGTGAGTACACACGTGGAAATTGTCAAGGCGCGCTGGTGTTGGTGCCCGCGCGCCTTGACACACAATGGTTTCGATTGTTATCCCATCACATGACTGGTTTCTACATGTTTCACCGACGGCTGACATTTGCAACACCACACGCAACACGAGCGCCAGCGCCGTTCCCATCTGCCCTTGTTGCGTTGTACCGACATCGTATCTTGCCACCCATTCAACACACTGACCGGTACACACAACTACCCTAGTAGGTTCCATGTCCCCCAAAGCGAAACAACCCCTTCTAATGTCGTACCACTCGAATTAACGATTGATGCACTATCAAAAAACACCCCGTGCGAAGACAACGGGTAGTAGGAAAGTTGCCCTGCTTGAAACACATTGGTACTGCTCACGCGAAAAGACACAACCATCCGACGTACCACAGAACCTCGCAACGCTGTCGGCATGGTAAATATCCTAGGTGATGAACCACTAGTACGTCGGATAACACCGCGGAATTGAACCGTACCATCGGGCATGATGCGGTAGGCCACCGGCGGATCACCGGTAAGAGTGCCGCAATCCTGCCAATTATTTTCCAGCGCGATACTTGTCCAATCTGTTTGTGCGCGCAACCGACCCCGTATACGCGCGTCGCCGTACACATCAATACTACCCGCGGCACCTCCGGCAACATCGGGGAAGCCACCGAAACCCACATACCCTGTTAGTCGTGTCGCCGTAAGCACCGTGTGCAACTCCGAACCACTGTTGTTGTGCGCGATGATAAAGAAATTATCGTCAATACCCAACCGGAGTATCCACCTGACGGCCCATGTCCCCGCGTACAGAGACGGCGTGCGCGACAAACACACATCACCTTCATAACCGGAAATTGCAATCATCTCCAAGGAAGAATGTCCGAAACCAATTGGGCGGTGCTTTATTAAGTTCGCTTCCAAACTTATGCCGTTATTCCAGACCCACAAAAATGTTTTGTTGAAACGGAGGAAAACACCCTCATTTACATCCCAATATATCCCTGACTGGTAGGCACCGACATCCAAGAAAAAACCAAATGTGGTTGCATTAATTTTGTCAAGGAGGAAGATACCATCTGGGTTGAACGAATTAAATCGAATGTCGGGGGAAAGGTATAGTTTCCCGGCAATAATAGCATTCGCAGCAAGCCAGCCTGGGTTGGGCCCCGTGGTACCTATTTCCACCAAAATGTTATTAGTGTTGTCCCTGTATCGTAACCCATTCCCGTCTATTTCAATACGTGGTAACGACGCGCTTGTTTGGAATACCCCACCGGTAATCGTTGCGCCGGTAATCGTTGAACCGGTGATGGTCGTACCAGTAATGGTGACACCGGTAATTGATCCTGCCGTTACCGAGCCCAAGTCTGCACTAATGGCACTCAAATTGTTGACGTTTAACTTATCCGCGGTAATAGATGCCGCAGCCACGTGGACAGCCCTTATAGCCTCGGCTTCTATATCATCACTTTGTACTAACGCGCGCGGGTAAAACTCGTCAATACGTACTGTAGCTGATGTATTGCGGAAATGAAGCCGAATAAACCGCGTCTGTACAGGTGTTGGGAGTTGAACGCGATACACACCAGGGGAAAGCGTTACCGCGGCCCCCTGTGCGTTTGCCTCGGTTGTTTGTGCCACCGGCGTCCACACAGTACCGTCTACGGTACCACCGGCATACCATAACCATGTAACCCCGTCGTTCGAGACAGAAAGATATGCAGAAGCACTCGTTAACGCAACTGCGAGTGTCGTTGTACGATGCCGTATCTCGCGCCCGTGGTCACAACGGATCCAATACCAGCCTGATGATGCACTGTACGAAACACCACCACTTGCCGTGACCGCGTCCTTAAGTACGTTTAACGCGGACGGGTTGGTGCCGACGCTATCAGCATATACAACACTAGAACGTAGGTTCTGCACAAACTCCGTATCGTTCGTTAGCTCCGCCGTTGTTGACCATCCAGACCAACTACTTTGTTGATTAAATACATCAACCACAGCGAGACGCGCGCGATGTGTACCACTCTGTTGCACATCATAAGTGTATGTCGTTGTCCCGGGTGCGAGCGTGTACGTAGCAACAGTAGTACCGTCGCGCTGTAGTTCAAGAAGGTAATGTCGCGCGTCACGCGCCGTAGTAGACGTCCATGTCAGGCGCATAGAGCTAAAGAATGCCTGCAGAGACGGTATATTCGGTGCCGGCGGTGCTGCATTTGTCGCCGTCGTCGTCGTTGCCGCGCTGCGATTATACACATCGCGGGCTGTGACGGTAATGGACAGTGACGGAGCGCCCGAACCACCGTTTTCACGTCGGTTTTGCTCATATGAGTAGGCGTACCGATCAACATACCCGACACTGCGTGTGGTTCCGTTGATGGTCACATCGTAATGGCGCGCGCCCGGCACATGGTTCCATGAGATGAGACAATCGGCCTCTGCGGTACCGGTGTCACCTGCCCACGACGTGATTAACCCTGACGGAGCGCTGAGAGATGGGGCACTCGCCATTACTTGTACCATTGCGCCGGCAACGTTGCGGGTTGTTACCGGCTGCAACTCAACACGCAGCGAAAACACGAAAGAACCGGCGGTGTCTTGTACTTGTTGAGCATACGTCCACACATACCGTCCCGCTACCGCCGTGACCGAGCGCAGTACCGCGTTTGTAGATGCGTTGCGGATAGTAACAACGGTGTGTTTGTACCGTGTATCCGACGGCGGTGTCCACGTAATGGTTACATCGCCGGTTGCTATATTCCACGA